CACGGTGTCTTGCGCTTGCGAGTAGACGTCGTCGGTCATGGTGCCTACGCGCGACACGTTGCTCTTCACAAACTTGTCGAGCTGCGCGGCGATGGGCGTGCCGGGCTTGAGCGGGTCGATCGCGGCGAGCGGATGCGCGGCGGCATTCTTTTGCGCTTCGGTCTTGGCGTCGGTGCGCGTCGGTGCAATCGCGTTGCGAATGGCGTAGCGCGGCAAGCCGAGCGCTTCGGAGACCTGGCGCTCGAGCGTCGTGCGCGCATGTTCGTCGACACGCATGCCGGCGAGCAGCGCGGCCGGCCGAACGTCGAAGCGGTGCGCCGCTCGAGCTTGGGCGAAGAGCTCGCCGAGCAGCGGGTCGCGCGCGTCGAGCCGCGGAGTGATGCCGGCGCGCTCCGTGAACGTGAGCGCCGCTCGAGCGGTGAGCCCTTGCGCCGGCAGCTCGAGCACGCGCACGCCACGGCGCTCGAGCTCCGGCAGTATCGCTTCGAGCACGCGGTCGTGTCCCGCGGACATGGCTGCTTGCCCCGGCGTGAGCTCGGCATAGGGCTCGCGCAAGCGCACGACGGCGTCGAGCGGTTGCCCCGGGTCGAGCTCGAGCAGCTTGCGCAGCGCTCGAGCGATCGCCACGCCTTCGAAGACGCCGCCGTCGGATAGCCGTATCTCGTGCGCGAGCTGCTCACTGGCACGACTCCAGCCGAGCGGTATGAGGTCGTCGGCGTGGCGAAGCGGCAGCGCATGCGCATCGGCGAGCGCTCGAGCGGCCGTCGTCTTGCCGGTGCGAGGTCCGCCGACGACAGCAACGCGCATGCGCCGGCCGTCGTTGCGCCGGGCTGCGGCGGCGTAGTTGTGCGCGAGCGTCGGCAGATACGGCAGTACGTGCGCGCGCAGCGTGCGCTCGACTTCGCGGCCGCTGCCGAGCAGTGCCGACAGATAGCCGTGTAGCGCCGTCGTCGGAAACTCGGGCGCCGAGCTCGAGCGCAAGCCGGGCGCCTGCACTGTCATGCGTCGTAGGGCTCGTTGTCTGGGCCGTTAGGCGGCTCCGGGTCGATGCCGTTGCCCGGCGGCAGCATCGGCGGCGGCTCGGGCTCGGGCTCGGCGAGCCGCTCGAGCTCGTATCGCAGCGCCGCTTCGCGCGCTTCGACGTCGAGCTCGTCAAACTCGCCAGAGTGCGCGAGCTTGATCGCGGCTTCTTCTGGCAAAATCACCTTCGCGTTGACGAGCGTCGCAAGCGCGTCGGCGGTGGTCTTGAGCGTCTCGGCGCGCTCTTTGGCCGTCGGCTGCCATAGCGGCGGGTAGATCACTTCGAAGCCGTCGAGCACTTGCCCCTTCGTCGGCCCCTTGTCGGTCGCCATGATGACGCGCACGAGCTTGTCGATCTGCGGCGTGAGCCGCTTGCCGCGCTCGGCTGCGACCTTGTCGTACCACGTCCGAACGTCGCTCTCGCCCGTCGCATTCATGCCGGCCGGGCTTCGGCCAAACAGCACCGTAACGGGCGTCTCGGCGGCGCTCGCGACCCGAATCATGAACCGGTCGAGTAGCTCGGGAATGCCTGAGAATGGCGTTGCGATGCGCTCGAAGCTCTCGCGTTCGTCGAGCAGAATGGCGCGCGCGACGCTTCGGCAGATGTCGAGAAACTTGATGCGCGCACGCAGCTTCTCTTCGCCGGCCGCGGTCATGAGTTGCATCAAGTTGGCGATCTTGAGCACGCCTTGGCTGGCGTCGGTCATGAGGTGCGCCGCACCCATCCAGCTCGAAGAGCTCGCCTGCACGGCTTGGTAAACGCGTTGCAATACCGAGTCGTCCCAGAAGCACGACGCTTGCGCGCCGAAGCGCGACGTCAGTACGCCACGGAACGCGAGCATGCGCGATTCGTGAATGACTAGGTTGCTCGCGCCGGGCGACACTGGCTTCGCCGTGCTGCCGTATGGCAAGCCGAGATTCGTTACACGGTAGGTTGCGACCTTGCCGTAGTTCGGTGCACCGATGTCGCCGTAATACGTGTTTTGCTGTAGCTGCGTGCGGCGAAACACATTGAGGTGTGTGAGCCGCACGACGGCGTTTAGGTCGAGCGGTTCGTCGGGCGTGCGGCCGTCGTCGACGCCGAGAAACACGGCCCCGAAGCCGTACAGGCGGCCCCATACCCAAGCTTCGCGCAGCGCCGCTTCGGCGCCTAGACCGGCGAGCGCTTTGTCGATGTCTTTGCCGACGGTCGTGCCGTCGGCGACTTGGTCGGCGCCGACGGTGATGCAGAAGCCTTCACGTAGCGCGTCGTTTGGCAACTGCTCGACGATGCGCGCGCAGATATCGTCTTCGGTGTGAAGCGCTTCGAGCGAAGCGTCGGAGAGTTGCGCACGCAGCTTCGGCGCATGCGCTTGCAGCTTGTCGCGCAGCGTGCCGAGCCCGGTAACCGCGTTTTCCCAGCTGTCGCCGCGCCATTCCATGCGTCACCACCTATCGCGGGCTGTCGCCCGGTTCGCGTTTTCGCTCGTTCGCGATGCCGTGAACGGCCGGCGGGTGTTGGCAATCGCTAAGCGCCACGGGCCCACTTATGCCGACCGGTCCGATCGTGCGCTCCGGCATGGCCGCTTCGCCGGCGATGAGCGTCGCGAGCGGTCGCGCGATGGCTGCGCGCACGGCGGCGTCTTTTGACTCGAGCAGCTTGCGAAGCGCCGTCGAGCGCTCGGCGTTGCGCGGCAGCGTGTGCACGATGCGCGAAGCGAGCGCCGCGAACGGTGCGCTCACGTGTTGCAAGCCCGGCGGCAAGTGCTCGAACTCGAAGAACTGTAGTATCGGCTCGGTCGGCTCAGTCATGCCGGCGTGTATTGGCACGCCAGTCGGGTGTCAATGGGTCAGACGTCGAGCGACTCGAGCCCGGCATAGTAGTCGCCGAAGCCGCCCTTCAAGCACCAGCGGATCGCTTGCGTCTGCGCGTCTACCCTGTCGTTAGCGATGCCACGGGGGAAGCGCTTGTGCTCAGTCACCCAGTCGACGATCCAAGGCGCGAGCGAAGCGTCGGGAAGCCACACATTGCCGCTCGCGAAGATGGGCTGCGTCGCATAGGCGCGAGCCTCCTTCGACCCGTCGGGCTCGATGGCGAGCACGCCGGGTATGCTCGTCTTGAGCATCTCAATCACGGCCGGTCCGTTCGCCTTGTCTTCGATGAGTACCGCGGATGCCTCGGGAAACTGTGCATACAGCGACTTCACGGCGGCGATGGTGCCGACGAAGTCGAGATGCTCGCGCACTTCGGCGAGCAAATAGAAGTTAGGCGGCTTGAACGCCCATGCTTGCCCGGCGACATAAGAGCTCGTTTCGTGCGACTTGAATGCGCAATCGAAGCTGATAACAACGAGCGCGCCTTCGAGGCGCGGCCGCTCGCGATAGTAGTTATGAAACCACTCTTGTTTGTAGATCGCACCGCCTTCGGGTACCGGGTCTTGCTGGTCTTGAGCGGCCCACCCATCCGGTCCAAATTCCTTTTTGCGCCGCTCGACTTCGGCTTCGTCCCATCGGCTCGGGCAAAGCAGCTCGCCGTCGGTCGAGCGCGGGTCGAGCCAGCCGATCGGCGTCGGCTTGCGCGCGGCCGCACTGAGATAACGCATCGGGATCGACAGCACCGCATAGCCTTGCTCAGCCGCCAGACCTGCTAGGTCGCGGTCGTGCAAGCGTTGCATAATAATCGTGCGCGTATTCGCGCCCGGCAGCACGCGCGACGCCATGGTCTCGAACCACCACCTAGTGCAGCGCTCGAGCGCCGCCGGCGAGTGCGCTTCGATGGGCTTCAATGGATCGTCGACAATTTGCCTGTGCGCGTGAAACCCTGTCGGCGAGCCGCCGACGCTTATGGCCTGGCGTATTCCCCCTTTGTCGTTCTGCAACCAGTTGGCCAACCAGCGGCCGCGCTGCGGCTTCCAAGTCTCGCTGTATAGGTCCTTGTACCAGTCAGTTTCGAATAGGCCACGGCAGCGCAAGCTGTCGCGCACGGCGAGCGTGTCAGCATAGGCGCCGAACTGCCATTGCGAGCCCGGGTGCCATGTCCATTCCCAGGCGGGCCACATCACGCACACCGTCGTCGACTTGCTCGAGCCCGGCGGCACGTTGATCACTAAGCGCGGCAACTGTCCGCGCGACTGCGCTTCGAGATGCTCGCACAACGCCCCTAAGTGCCAGTTGTCGACGAAGGGTGCATTCGGGACAACGAGCGGCCATGCCGCCTTGATGAATGCGTGCAGCGTTGCCGGGCGTCGCGCGGTACGCGTCGCCCGGCGCTGGTGCTCTGCTATGAGCGCCGAGAGGTCGTGTCTAGGTTGCGCCACCTAACAGCCGGTCGATCTCCGATTGCAGCTCGCCGAACTCGACAGTCAGAGCCCACCATTGCGCGACCGGTATACCGGGCGCGCGACGCTCGTTGCAGTTTTCGCGTTGCCGCACGATGAGCGCGTTGCAGCGCTCGAAGCGCTCTTCGGACTGCTGGGCAGTCTCAGCCATTGCGCGGCCCCGGGTCGGATAGGTTGTAACGCACCGCGAAGAGCTTGTTACCGGTGCCGTCGGCGATGCGCACTTCGACACAGTAAGACTCGAGCGTCGGGTCGAAGTCGTAGGTAAACGTGGCGCTGTTCATGATGGCGCCGGCGGTCGCGAAACCTTGATTTATCGTTGAGCCGATCTGCGTGGGTACGGCTGGAATAGCCATGATGGTTCCGCCGCCGATGAACTCGCGCACGACCTTGTATAGGATCGCGCTGTTTAGCTGCGCGATGTTGTTGCCTGTCCATACGCATTCGATCTTGATGCGCGCCGTCGCGCGCGGTACGTGCAGCGGAAAGCGTACGCGAATGCCGCCGGAAGCGGCGACGGGCAACCAAGCCCCTTCGTCTGCGAAGTACGCGTCGCCGAAGCCGCTCACGGGTTGACCGAGCGACATGTCGAGCGACATTGGCCGCACGGGCTGCGCGTCGACCGGCCCCGGGTGCACGATGTCGACGCCGTCGTTTAGAAATAGGTGGTCGCCGTCGATGGTCGCGCCGCTAACAAGCGACGTCATGGCGTGCACGATGATGCCGCCGGCGCTTCGGTCATAGACGTTGTCGACCGCTAGCGTGTTGGAAATGATGTCTTCGGCGGTGATGTCGTGCGTGACGACAATGTTATTACCCACCGTTAGGTTGCGCGTGACGGATGCGTCACGTTGTACCGTGAGGTCGTTGGTAACGGTGAGGTTGGTAAACGTACCGCCGGTCGCGCCGAAGCTGTTTACAAGCGCGTTGCCACGCCCCCAAGACGCATCACTCCAAGTGCCGGCCGTCGCCGCATGCCAGAGTAGCTCGAGCGTGTTCTGCGAGCTGTCGCCGACGAGCGCGAACGCCGAAGCGGCTTGCGCGGAGTTTTCGCAAACCCAGCTCGAGCCGCCCCACACGGCATTGAACGCGAAGACGAGCCGCCGTGCGCCGTTGCCGGCGTACACATTCGCGTGCTGCGTGGCGTTCACGAGCACGCGTTGCAAGAGCCGATAGCCGGCCGCCGGCGGCGACGACGTGACTTCGAGCAGTGGCGCGAACATGTCGGCGTTGCTGAAGTTGAGCTTCAGATCGGGCGTCGCCGAGCCGTTCGTCGCGTCGGCCAAGAACTGCAACCACTCACCAGCGGAGTGTTGCAGCCAGTTAAGCCACTCCGCCGGCGGCCGCTCGTTGACTGTCCATCCAGCCGACTTTTTGCCGGCGCCGGGCTCGGTGTTCGTGCCGGCGGTCGACCAAGTAGGGATAGGTGTAGTGGGGCGTGTAGACATGGCTAGGTGCTCTCTTCGGCGATGGTGATGCTGTCGGTCATGAGCGGGTCGGTCGGCAGTGCGCGCACGAAGCCGTGCGCAGCGATGGCCGCTGCGAGCTCTTCGTCGGTCATTTCGGCGGGCGCCTTCGTCACGCGTAGCTGTTGCTTCGCGCCGTAGCGCTTCGGAAAGCGGCGCTCGAGCCACCATGCGTTTGCTTTCCAGTTGTCCGCGGCCGCGGTCGCAATGAACTGCACGGCCGTCGCTTCGGCGCGCGCAACGGCGATCGCGAGGTCTTGCGCGAACGTGGCGAAGGGCTCTTCGCCGAGAGCGCCGCGCTCACGCCAGTCATACAGCGTGCGCGCGCCGATGCCTTCGAGCTGGCAAGCGGTGCGGATCGGCACGCGCACGGCGACGAGCGCGCACACACGCTCGTGCAGCGCCGGCGTGTACAGGCTTGGACGGCCGCCGACGTTCGGCGCCGGCGGCAGCGCCGGCGGGTCGGGATGTTTCCGCACACGCGGCGGCCGCCTACGCGCGCGCGATGGTGCGGAAACCTGTATTACATCCGTATTTTTTGCCACCTTACGCGGTCGAGAAAGGGGAACCGTCGTTGCAGGCTTCCGACTTTGCACGGCTTTACGGCGGCGTTTCTTCGGCTTAGGTGGCATTGGCGAGCCCTCCAGTACCGCGACGCTCGCGGCGCATGCGGCAGCGGTTGCAACGGCTCGAGCGGCGCTCACGCCAAGCCGAAGCGGCGATTAGTCGCTCAGTGCCGCACCGGCAGCGGATGCGCATGCAGGCTTCGAGCTCGCCGTTCGCGCGCCGGCGCGTGCTCGTCTGCACGATCGTCCAGTCGCGCTCGAGCGGGTCAGTGAGCGGCGGCGCGCGGTGCGTCACCACACAGTGCTGACACAAGCCGCCCCACCTACGCAACGGCGGCAGCTCGCGCGCGCATGCGCGGCAGTGCGTCGGCGTAGCTGGTATGGGCTTGAGCGCGAGCATGGGCTAGTCGGTGAGCCTCGGGTCGTCGAAGCCGACATGGGTTATTCGCGGCTCGCCTGGCTGCGCGCGGGCGGCAAGCCGCTTTTCGCGGGCGTGGTTGGTGAGCGCGTCGGCGTAGCGGATCGCGAGGTCGCAGCGCTCGGCCGTGAATGCCGCCCCGGCGCCGCTCGAGACGAACGCGCGCGCGAGCTCGAGCAGCTCGGCGGCGACGGTGTCGAGCTGTGAGCTTGTCTCGTCACGCATGCGCCGTAGTCGCGCGAGCGTGTCGCGCGTGTCGCGCACTTCGCGGCGTAGGTTGATGTCGTCTTGGACGAGCGCATTGTGCCGAGCCTGCAAGCCGGCGAGCCCGTGCTCGAGCTCGACCTTACGCTTGACGGCCCATACTTCGTGCTCGCGTCTCTTCGCGGCGACGTAGTCGATCGTCGCCTGCTTTAGCGACTCTTGCCGGCCGGGTTCGTGGTGTGGACACGTCGGCTTGCCTTGCATCGCGATGCGATGACACGGCCGGTTCTGTAGCGTGATCACACCGCACCGGCGAATGCCGCGCTCGGCGTCGCTTCGGATGCGTTCGGCTTCCCTGAGTGCGGCGCGCTCGAGCTGCTCGGGTCGGTGCGGGTAGCAGCGGGCCCCTTCGTCGCCGTGATAGTAAGCAGCGCCACGACAGACGAAGCTGCCGTGCTTGTAGTTGCAGCGCTCCGGCGATGTCGTCATGCGCGCGGCGCTCCCACGGGTCGAAGTAGCTTCGAGGTCTCTACGAGGTC